CAAGCCAGTCGGAAAGCCGGATGCGGGAAATCCGCACGTCCGGTTTGATGAGCGGGGAAGGGAAACGGAACGCTCATGCGAAACCGCGCCCTTCCTCGACTCTACCGGTAAAACTCTTCAAACCCCCCGGAGGCGCCCATGTCGCTGTGGCCGATCAATTCGGGGCTGGGCCAGGGCGGGCCGGCCTCGTTCCTCTTCCAGGGGCTGGGCGGCGGCGATCACGTGCTCAGCCTCAGCCCTGGCCGGACCCTCGTCCCGGCGTTCATCTCCGGCTATGCCGGGCGTGATTTCCCGGCGCTGTCGACGATGGCGGACGATGTCTTCGCGATCGATCTCGGCGCCGCGCTGGATGCCGGCGACAGTTTCGATCCGTCCACCCTGACCGCGCTGTTCTTCCCGGTCGATGTCCCGGTCACGGGCTACACCGCCGCGCTCGACGGGCCGCCGAAACTGTTCGGAACGGTCGCGGCCCAGGCAATCGGCCAGCCGCCGGCGGCCCGTTACCTGATCGGGTTCGCCTGCGGCACTGCCCTCGGCCGGCTGGTGCAGATTCATTCCTTCTTCAACGCCGTGGGGATTCCGAATGCCGCCTGACGGAAAACTCACCCCTCTCAACGTGCCGACTCCGCAACGGCAGGGCCTGCTCGGCCGGCTGGCGACCGGCGCGCGCTATGTCATCCAGGGCGTCGCGCCGGATAACTGGTTCGGCCCGCTCCAGCCGCTGCCTCCGGTCGAACCGGCGTTCGACGAACCCCGGCAGTTCGATTACCGCACCGGCCTCAACATCCAGTTTCAGCCGCGCGGCGAGGAGGGGGTGTCCTTCCTCCAGATGCGCGCGCTGGCGGACAGTTACGATCTGCTGCGGCTGGTAATCGAAACCCGCAAGGATCAGGTGGAGAAGCTGCGCTGGAACATCCGGCCCAAGCTGCTGACCGGGCCGCGCAAGCCTGGCGCCGGCCCCGATCCGCGGATCACCCAGTTGGAATCTTTCTTCCACAAGCCGGACGGCGTCCATCGCTGGGGTCCGTGGCTGCGCATGCTGCTGGAGGATTTGTTCGTCATCGACGCGCCGACGCTTTACAAGACGCGGACCGTCGGCGGCGATCTGCTGGCGCTGGAGCCGGTGGACGGCGCCACCATCAAGGTGCTGATCGATGATCAGGGCCGCGCGCCGACCCCGCCCGATCCCGCCTATCAGCAGGTGCTGCACGGCATCCCCAAGGCCGATTTCGCCCGCGACGAGCTGCTTTACCTGCCGCGCAATCCGCGCACCGCCAAGGTCTACGGCTTCTCGCCGGTGGAACAGGTCATCACCACCGTCAACATCGCGCTCCGGCGGCAACTGGCCCAGCTGCAATATTTCACCGAGGGAAACGTGCCCGAGGCGATCATCAGCGTGCCGCAGGGCTGGACGATGAACCAGATCGTCCAGTTCCAGGAATATTGGGACACGATCATGGCCGGCAACACCGCCGAACGCCGCCATGCCCGCTTCGTGCCCGCCGATTTCCGCTATCAGCCGATGCGCGAGCCGCCGCTGAAGGATGATTTCGACGAGTGGCTGGCGCGCGTCGTCTGTTACGCCTTCTCCACCTCGCCCGCGCCCTTCACCAAGCAGATGAACCGCGCCACCGCCGACAACGCCCAGGAAATGGCGCTGGACGAAGGCCTCGGCCCGATCATGCTGTGGATCAAAAGCCTGGTCGATCAGGTGATCGAGGAGGATTTCGGCATCGGCGACCTGGAATTCGAATGGGTCGACGAAAAGGCGTCCGACCTGCTGCGCCAGGCCCAGATCACCGACATGAAGCTGAAATCCGGCCTGAAGACGATCAACGAGGCCCGCGCCGAATCCGGCGAGGACCCGATCGACGGCGGCGACGCCCCGCTGATCTACACCGCCACCGGCGCCGTGACGCTGGCGAGTGTTCTGCAAGGCGGCGCTCAACCTCAATCCACCCAATCGAAAGGAACCCCATGAAACTCTTCGCCCCCATCACCAAGATCGACGAGGCCCAGCACATGGTGTTCGGCTATGCCTCGACCGAGGCCCTCGACAGCCAGGGTGAGATCGTCCGGCGCGAGGCGCTCGAGGCGGCGCTGCCCGATTACATGCGCTTCGCCAATATCCGCGAGATGCACCAGCCCTCCGCGGTCGGCGTCGCGACCGAGGCCGAGCTGGACGATCGCGGATTGTTCCTAGCCGCCCATATCGTCGATCCCGTCGCCTGGGAGAAGGTGACCGCCGGCGTCTACAAGGGCTTCTCGATCGGCGGCCGGGTGGTCGAGCGCGACCAGGCGCAAAAGCACGTCATCACCGGCGTGAAACTCTCGGAGATCAGCCTGGTCGACCGCCCCGCCAATCCCGAGGCGGTGTTCACGATGTTCAAGGCCGATATCATGAAGGCCGACTTGGCATCAAAAGCCGGGGCCCGCAACTCGGCCGCTGACCTCCAGCTGCTCCAGGAGATACACGACCGCGCCGTTTCGCTGGGCGCGTCCTGTCCCGGCTGCGATCCCGACGCCTCCGGCGGTGCGGACACCGCGATCACCGACAAGCGCCATCGCGTCGAACTCGCCGCCGTGATCGCCGAGCGCGATGCGCTGAAAAAGGCGCTGAACGCGGTTCCCGCCCTGCGCAAGGCGGCGGTCCGCGCGGTGCCGATCGACAAATCGGCCGACCGCCTGGGCGGATTCGCCGCCGCCGAACCCGTCAGCAGCGACCCCATGGAACTGATGAAGCGCGCGCTGCGCCGCCCGCTGACGCTGGGCCAGATCGAGAGGCTGGCGAACCGCGGCGGCGGTCTATGCTGACCTGTACCCGGCCGGCGTGCGCCGGCCGGTCAGGCGGCGGCGCAGGGCGAACAGCCCGCAGGCCCCCGTCAGGAAGAGCGCGATGCTTGACGGTTCCGGCGCCTGAATGCCGGTCTCCGCCGTGACGTAGCCGACAGTATGGTTGTCCGACTCATACCCGCCGCCGAAATTGACTTCGTTGAAGTGGATGCTGTCGAAGCTTCCCGCCAGATCATAGAAATTGACGAACACGAACTGTTCGCTCGAATCCTGGCCGGAAAAGCCGCTGTTCGGGTTACCGCAGTAAGGGTTGGTGGACGTGCACGTGCCAAGGGAGGCGATCACCTGGGACGGGGTGAAGTCGTAGACGTCCACGCCGTTGCGGTAGAAGGATACGGTATTGCCCACATCCAGCGCCGACAGCCAGAAACCGAAATAGTTCACCCCTGTCGAAAGCGTCGTGGACAGGTTGACCTGGTAACTGGTCGACGTAAACGCCACCGCGTAATTGCCAGTGCCACCGGCGCCGCCATACTGGTCTGCTGCCGTGATCTGCACGTTTTTGTAGGTTCCGGTGATCGTCCCGCCGGTGCCGTAATTGGTGGTGAAAGTCTCCCCGGTGCCGACCGACCGCTCATTGAAGTTCTCGACGCCGACCGTGCACGGTCCCGACCCGAGATTGGCGCAGAGCGCCGCCTGGTTGACGTTTTCCACGCCCGGCGGTTCGTAGGTGATGTTGAACGCGTCGGCATGCGCCGTGCCCGCATCCGCGGCGAACGCCAGGCCGCCGAGGACGGTCAATAAACGTAAAATATGTCTGTCCATCGTCCTCGGTTCCCGATCCTGGGCTCCCTGCCTGCGCAGCCATGACGCGCCCGCTTGGCCGTCCGTGGTGCTCGCTGTGGGAAGCACATCGCGTGCCAGTCATCAATAATCAGGCTTGACAAAGGCTTGCCGACCTACGGCTCCAGCGACAAGCCCACAGTGTAAAGTTTTTTGTCCGAGTTGAAAGCCCAAATGCATGGGCTGCGCGCGTCCGCCGCGACGGCCGCGCTCCGAATCGAACGATCTTCAGACTCCGGCCGGTGCAGCCCGCCAACCGGACAGTGTCAACGCGCCCTTGGGCAAGGCCCCCGGGATGGCCGGCCGGCCATCCCCATCCCGATTGGAGCCTCATCACATGAACGGTACGACAACCGCCGAAACCCTGGCGCTCGTCAAGGACGCGCTCGCCAACGGTCAGCCCGATGCCATGGGCAAGGCGATCACCACCGGAACCGGCCTGCTCGCCTATGACCTGCAGGCGTCCGCCAAGAACCTCTATCCCGCGGCGACGCCGATCCGCAACGTGCTGCCCAGGGTCGGCGGCGGAACCGGCGCGGCGACCAACTGGCGCCAGGTCAACGCCATCATCGGCTCCGGCTGGGATGCGATGGGCTGGGTGCCGGAAGGCCAGCGCTCCGGCCGGATGAGCTACAGCACCTCCACCCGCTCCGCCTCGTACGCCACGGTCGGCGAGGAAGACTCGGTGACGTTCGAGGCGGTGTCCGCCGCCCAGGGCTTCGAGGACATCCAGGCCACCGCCACCATGCGCCTGCTCCAGAAGATGATGCTGAAGGAGGAGAACGCCTTCATCGGCGGCAACGGCTCGCTGCAGCTCGGAACTCCGCCGACGCCGGCGCTCTCCGCCGCCGGTTC